TAGATGGATAACGTAGAAAACGGTCAAAACGTAGAAACTACACAGGTAGAGAACCAAGGTGGCCCTAAGATTCCGGGCCTAGGTGCTCCCCTTAGCGCCCCGAACAATCAAGGCGTGCAGGATGCACAGACCCCTACCCAGCAGCAACAGGGCAAAGATTCCCCTGACCCTGCTAAGATTCCTCTGGATATCGAAGCCCTAAAAGCGGCCCTGGATAAGGGTGGCGACAGCGCTAAGGAGCAGCCCCAGGAGCTGGCTAAGACAGGCAACCCGACGATTGACGCCGGTGTAGCTATGTTGCAGAAAGTCTCTGGGTTAACTGACTCTGATATGGTGCGGGCACTTGGTAAGGCCCTGGAGTATCAGGACCCTAACCTAATCGATACGGCCTTCATTAAGGAACGTTTCGGAGAGCACGCTGCTTATGCAGAGTTGCTGGCTAAAGCGTACCTGGAAGACCAGGTTGGTCAAGCCACCAAAGCAGTACAGGAAGCTTACGATATCGTGGGCGGTAAGGAGAACTGGGAGGTAGCAGCGCAGCTGTTTAATTCCAAGGCCCCTGAACCTCTGCGTAACGCAGCTCGTGTACTAGCTAACTCTGGTGAGCTCAAGCAGGCCGCTGAGCTGGTAGCAAGCTTCTGCCGGGATATGGGTCTTATCAAGACACAGAACCCGATGGTACGCGGTGTAGCCAGCAACAATGCACTGTCTGCTGCGGAATTCCGCGCAGAATATACCAAACTCCGTCAGGAAGCGGGCAACCGTAGCTTGGCGTCTCCGCAGTTCAGTCAACGTTATAACGATTTGCTCGCACGCCGTGAAGCTGGTAAGCGCGTAGGTCTCTAATTTTACTTATAAAGGAAACTAAAGCATGGCCAACACTATTTATAATGGCAACCTGACTCGTCCGCACTGGGGCGGCGCAGACTCCGACGTAGACGTTCACCTGGAAGTGTACCAGAACGAAGTGGATACCCGCTTCCAGTACCAGGCTCTGTTCCTGGGCCTCTCCAGCCAGCGCTCTATCAGCGGTTCCAACACCTACCGTATTGACCGCCTGAACACCTCCTCGGTGAAGGGTCGTCGCTCTGGTGAGGCGCTGGATAGCACCCCGGTCCGTAACGATAAGATGATTATCGTGGTGGATACGGTGCTGTATATCCGTAACCCGATTGACTACCAGGATGACTGGACCGGCCCGGACTTCCTGACCGAGATGGGTCAGAACAACGGCTCTGAGTTCGCAGAGGTCTTCGACCAGGCGCACCTGATTCAGCTCATCAAGGGCCGTTCCTGGGTTGCCCCGGCGCACCTGAAACCGGCGTTCAATGACGGTATCGAGGTGGGCGCAGCTATCTTTGTTCCAGGTAGCACCTCCGCCACGCAGCTGACTCAGGCTGAGATGGAGGCTAACGCCATGAACATCAACCTGGCGCACAAGGCTGGTATTGATGAGCTCATCAAGCGCAAGACCCCGCTGGCGGATATGGTCACTCTGGTGGATGTCGATACCTATTCGCGTCTGCTGGAGCATCCGAAGCTCCTGAACATCGAATTCGGCCCGTCCAACAACGACGGTTACAAAGACCGTCGTGTAGTGAAGATGAACGGCGTGCCGGTAGTAGAGTGCACCGAGTTCCCGACCTCGGCTGGTACGCACCCGCTGGGCTCTGCTTACACCGTCACCGCTGACGATGCGCTGTGCCGTATGGTGACTTTCAGTAAGTCCAAGACCCTGGTGACTGTTGAAGCTAAGCCGTTCACCTCCCGTATCTGGGACGATGAGCGTGAGTTCAGCAACGTTCTGGACTGCTACGCAATGTACAACATCGGCCTGCGTCGTCCGGACACCGCTGCAGTGACCAAGTTCACCTTCACCACCAAGACGGCCTAATTGGAGGTTCAATGGCAGTAATCGCTACGTTCGGTCTGGAGACTCTCCAGGCCAATGCAGCTCAGCGGGAGGCGGTTAAGGCCGCCACCGATGTAGCTAAGAACATCCAGGTGGCCTCGGTCGAGTCTGGCCGCAAGGCTACCAAGAAAACCCGTAAGGCGGCGGATGCAGCTGCCGACACTGCGGAAGAGTAATACGCGCCCCTGGTGCCTTCGGGTGCCAGGGGCTTTTTTTTTTGTCCCTGTCTTAAAGGTCCAAGGGGTCTTTAATAGAGGAACAAATATGAGGGAATTACTAATGTACGACCCCACCAGCCCTAGCGGGTTGCGCTGGAAGGTTGATGGGTACCGTAATACATACAAAGCAGGCGATGTTGCTGGGTGTACACACTCGGGGGTAACTGGGTACTACCAGATAGTTGTACGTGGTAAGAAGTACATGAGTCACCGGGTGGTATACTTTCTAGTATATGGGGAGTGGCCGGACACCGTGGACCACATAAACGGAAACCGCAAAGATAACCGGATAGAGAACCTGCGCGCCGCCACTAAGAGACAGAACTTGTGTAACCTAACCAAGGCTCGGGGTTTCTACTTTGCCAAGCAGCAGAGCAAGTTTGTGGCTCAAATATGCAATTACGGCAAGAATCGCACAATTGGCAGCTTTGATACAGCACTTGATGCCCGCGCAGCGTACCTGCGCGCTAAACTTGAAGAGCACGGTTTCGTGCCGGGGGTGGTTTATCCGTGAATTAGACGCTGTGAACCTGACGCTGGAAGCCCTGGGGGAGTCTCGCGTTATGGACGTCAATACTAGCAACCCCAGTGCGGGGTTAGCCCGCTCTGCACTTGCACGCAACCGTCGGGGGTTACTCAGCACGGGGTTCTGGTTTAACGTGGTGGAGCGTGAAGTTACGCCTACTACTGACGGTTTTATTAAAGTGCCGTGGAACCAGTTGGCCGTATACGATGCTGGTTCCGACTCCAAATACGGAGTACGCGATGGGAACCTGTACGACCTGATGGAGCAGAACCAATATTTCGACGGCTCCGTTAAGCTCAAAATAGTCCTGGACTTGGACTTTGAGGACCTGCCGGAGCACGCGGCTATGTGGGTGGCTAACTACACCACTGCGCAGGTATATCTCAACGACCTGGGTGGTGACAGCAACTACGCTAATTACGCGCAGGAGGCTGAGCGCTACAAGAGCATGGTGCTGCGTGAGCATCTGCGCAACCAGAAGTTCAGCACCAGCAAGACACGCTTTGCACACAGAATCCGCCACGCTCGTTTTATGGTTTAAGGAGAGGTTATGGCACAAACACCTATACGGGCGTTAGAAGGCACAATTCAGAGCCTGCTGCAGGGCGTCTCCCAGCAGGTTCCAAGAGAGCGCCAGCCTGGGCAACTGGGGGCGCAGCTGAATATGCTCAGCGACCCGGTTTCTGGTATCCGCCGCAGACCCCGGGGTGAGATTGTCTGGGAGGGCACGATTGATAATCCGGGGCTTGATTCCCTGTTCACCGAGTACGTTGAACGTGGGACCGACGGTAGGCACCTGCTGATTAACACCAGCAACGGTAACTGGTGGCTACTGGCTAAGAACGGGAAGACCGTCCTTAATTCCGGAAACGACTCATACTTTGTTACCACCGTAGGCCAGACCTCTTTGCAGACCGCAAGCATTGCCGGCCTGACTTATATCCTGAACACGGAGATGGCTCCGAACACAACCGTGGACAACACTGGGCGTATCGACCCCAGCACCACTGGGTTCTTCTACGTTAAATCTGCAGCATTCCAGAAACGTTGGAACGTCACAGTTACTTCTGCGGGGGTAGACTGCACTGGGGACTACACTGCACCGGCTGCTGGTAGCACCAGTGGCAACGCTGAGGAGGTATCTGGTGCTTACGTCGCCCAGCAACTGCGGGACTCTCTTGTAGCGAACGGGTTGCCCTCTGGGAACGTTAGCGTACGCGGCGCGTACTTGTTCTTCTACGGGTTGAGCAACTGCGTGGTATCTTCTGACGCTGGTGATACTTACGCCGGGGTATCCAACCAGTCTCGCGTAGACCAGGAGCAGGACCTACCTGCACAGCTCCCCGCAGAAGCCGATGGAGCAATGTGCCGAGTGGGTACGGCCTCGTCTGAGACAGCGTGGTACCGGTTCGATTATAGTACCCGCACCTGGTCTGAGGTGGGGGCGTACGGCAGCATCTCCAAGATTACGAACATGCCCAGAGAGCTCGCCGCGGATGACGACATCATTGCGCGGGATTGGGAAGGCCGCCTAGCGGGAAACGATGACAACAACAGCAACCCGGGATTCGTCGAGAACGGCTATATTACTGGTATCGCAGCCTTCCAGGGCCGCTTGGTTCTGCTTAGCGGCAGCTCCGTGGATATGTCAGCCTCGGGCCTGTATCAGCGCTTCTACCGCTCTACTGTGACGTCTCTGCTGGATACGGACCGTATCAGTATTAGCTCTGCGTCCGCCCAGGATTCTGTGTACCGTACCGCTGTGCAGTTCAACCGGGACCTGGTACTATTCGCCAACAGTATGCAGGCCGTTGTACCGGGCTCTGTGGTGCTTACGCCCACTAACGCCAGTATTAGCATTACCAGCACCTATGAGTGCGATAGCCGTGTGACCCCGGTAATGGCGGGACAGACAGTAATCTACCCGAACAAGCGCAACGACAGCTACGCAGGTGTACTGGAGCTAATCCCGTCACCGTACACTTCGTCGCAGTACACTACCCAGGACGCCACGGCGCACTTACCGCGGTATATCCCTGGCAGGGTGTTGCAGATGCAAAACTCCAGTGTCACCAATATGGCCTTCTCGCGCATGTCCGGGGAGCGCAATAGCCTGCTGGTCTATGAGTTCATGTGGGGCGGAAGTGACGGCGCTAAGATGCAAGCGGCGTGGCATAAGTGGTCGTTCCCGTATCCAATCCTGAGCGTACAGGCGTTGGAGGATGAGGTGTTCTTGTACATGCAAGGGCCCAGTCCCAGCAACAAGCTTTTGATTGTGTCTATGGACCCGCGTGAAGGTTATCAGCTGGGTTCGGAGTACCGCGAAGCCTACTCGGATTTGCAGAAGCAAGTTCAAGTACAGGACGGGGTATTCACTGTTCCAGAGGTACTGCGCTCAGTTGGGTGGGCTGACCGTTACAAGGAAGAGCTTATCCTAACGTACCTACCCAGCAACCCTATGGGGCCTACTGAGGTTGGCATCAAGGAGATTGCCGGGGAGAACACCCTACGGGTTGTGCGTGGCGTACCTGATGGCACCTACGTAATTGGGAGACGCTACCGCAGTACGTTCACTCTAACTACGCCTATTCTGCGGGACCAGAATGATAAGCTCGTGGGAAGCGGGCACGTGCGCCTGCTGCGCCTGGACGTGGCTGTACGTAACTCTGGGCACTTCGATGTGCTGGTACTAGACGCCCCACGGGATGTCAATTGGGGTGGGGAACTGACTGGTATCCTGATGAACTCAAAGGAGCTAACGCTTGGGCAGGCTCTGCGTATGGACTTGGCTACGATTACCGTACCCTGCCGTACTAACGCGGACACAACCGAGGTAACGCTGTTTACTGAGGGTTCTATGGAACTGAACGTGCTGGATATCTCGTATATCCTGCGCTACAACCAACGCAGACGGAGAATTTAATATGGGTATGTGGTGGGCAGCCGCCGCCCTAGCAGGCTCTAAACTGCTGGGTGCTGGGGCGCAGATTGAGGTATCCAAAGCACGGAACAAGGCCGTAATCCAGCAGACCGCTAAGCAGCTCAACGACATTGCGCTGCAACGCGCCCAGTCCAGGGACCGGACTGAGGTGTCGCTGTTTAACATCCAGCAGCAGAAGCTGCAGGCCCAGAGTCAAGTAGGCCTACAGGCTGCGTCTTCCGGTACTATGGGGGCGTCGGTTAAGGACGCTGTAGCCACCGTTAACACAGTAGCAGGGCGCCAAGAGGCCAGTGTACGGGACCAGCAGGCAACTCAGGAAGAGGGCTTCCGCATGCTGGTGGATAAGACCGTTGATTCCGGCCTGGCGAATATGGACATGGAGAGCGGTTATGACAAGATGTTCAACATGGCTCTCAGCGTAGGCGGGCAGATGCTCGGACAGTACGTAGGTAATAAGCTATCAGAAACTACACCGGAACCTAGCGCACCCAGCGTGGAGCCTACAGCACAGAACTCGTTTCTGTACGACCTGTGGGGCAGCAAGGGGGATAGCAAGGTTCACACCTGGTAAATAGAGAGGGAAGTAAATGCCTGTAATTCAACCCACCCGGCAGGGGCTTAATATTGGTGGAGTACAACTCCAATCCAATGAGGTACAACTACCCTCTTCTGCCGGTGAAGTAGCAGTAGACGCAAGCAAGGCCAACCGATTAGCCGCACTGTCCGGATTCGTGCAGGACTTCGGCGTAGGCTTCGAGGAAGGAATCAAAGAGAATGCCGCGGCCGCCACAGTGCGCGGCGCTATGGATGCTCAGGGTGTGGTGGATGCAATGGCCTCCAAGGATGAGGCTGTACAGAAGCAGAACATCTTCGTACGCGAAGCCTACCGGGATGGCTACGTATCCGCCGCCGCGTACGACTCTCTAGCCAAGTGGCGCACAGGCAGTATCGCAAGAGCTAAGAAAGCTGCCGAGTCCGGACTAACTGACGAGGAATTCCAGCAGCAGGAGCGAGAGCATGTCCAGTCAATGTCAGACAGGCTCGGTATGTACCTCCCGGATATGTCCAAGCAGTCTGCTACGAATATACTACAGCAGCTCCGTGCTACCAGTATGGCGAACTACACAGCCTTCCAGAAAGGTCGAGCTGCGTTTGCCCTTGCCCAGGCTGACCGTGCCCTCGACCGTGGTCTTAGCTCGTCCAGTGATGAGTTCTATCAGCGCCTACAAGCAGGGCAGGGCGCCGCTGCGCAGGTGTCTATCAAGACCGGTTTAGACAGTATTCTGGCCGCCGAGCACCTGGACAAGAGCAAGAAGCTGGACCGGGCCAAGCAGTATCTGGTCAGTGTAGCGCAGCAGACCCAGGATCCGCTGGTAATCAACCAGCTGCAGGAAATGGCCACTAAGGAACTTGGCGTCAACTCTGTAGACGTCAACGCGGCGCTGTATCAGGAGTTCAAGCGCGCCGGTGCTCAGATTGAGACCCAAGCCCGTTTCGAAATCTCCGATGAAATCCAGTCTCTTGAGGGGCAGACCCCAGAGCAGCAGGAACAGACAATGGCGCGTATTCGTAGTCGCGTCATTGGGCTGTCGGCATCGGACGTGCTCAGCGCCGGGACTAGCATGGAGTTCTGGAACAAGGCCCAGACCATTCGTGAGAAGGCAGCAGACGCTCAGGCATTGCGCACGGCGATTACTGGGAATATGCCAAGCTCCACTCTGGCTGGGATGTACAAGGGCGACCTGGGTAAGGCTCGCAATGAGCTGCTCAAGAGCTTTCCGGACACCCCGGAAGGGAACCTGCAGCTGCTGGCATACGGAAGTAACAGCAAGGATGCGTGGGCCGTCAACGAGGCGCACAAGCGTATGTCTTCGGACATGGCGCGTACACTGACTACCCTGGACCAACTCGGTGAGGACGGCGAGGTTTCCCGTGAGAACGTCAGCAGCATCAACCTGTGGGCCCAGGCTTATAGCACCAGTACGGACTTAGGTAAGATGGCACTGCTGTCTGAGGTCCCGTCTGAGTGGCAGGGGGTGGTGCAGAAAGCTATTGCACAAAACCCAAGTAACGCCAGCAACACTATCTTGGATGACCTGCGCCGCCAGGCGCGTAACAAGGCCAGTGGTCGCTACAGCAACATCCAAAGTAACCCCACGGACAAGATGGTGGACCCTAGCGGCACCAGCAACTGGTTCAGTTTCTTTGGTGATGCCGATGCCCAGCGCCAGGAAGCGCGCGCTGCTATGGAGGAAGAGTACCGTTACACGTACAGCCGCAACCCGGAATCTCTGGTGGGTAAGGACGCCGAGGACATCAACACAATGCTCAAGGGTAACATACAAGCCCGTAAGCTCGAGCTGGAAATTGCCGGTACACCACGGCACGTGTATCTACCTGCTGGTACCTCTCTGCAGTCTATCATGGGCGACTACAAGGGCGACCAGGAGCAGTTCAAGGCTACGCTGCAGCAGCAGATTCAAAACCAAGTCCAGGCTATCACTGACCCCAGCAACATGGAACGTGTAGTGGTGCAGGCTGCTACAGCAGGCAACGCAGGTCAGAACATGACCGTAACCGTGTTCGACAAGAAGGGCACATTCCAGACTATGTCTGTGAACCTTCGCGACGTTCAGTCTACTGCACAAGCTGCGTATGATTCAGCACTGGCTGGGGAGATGAAGATTGGTAGCGAGCAAGTAGGTGTACGTCCCGCCACCTTCTACGACCACGATAACGGACGTGCTGTCAGCGTACAGGTCAATGGCCGTAATGCGGTTGGACTGGAACCGTCGCTGTTTAGTGACATCCTCGCTACCACTATGAAGTTCGAAGGGTTCCGAGAGGGCAAGGGCAAGGGTAGCGCAGGCTTCGGCCTGCACGTTAACTCGGGCATGCCTGTCCCTCAGAAAGTAACCATTGACGATGGTATAAGCATCCTCAAGTCCTCCATGGAGAAGCAGTACATCCCGAACGTGCAGAAGCAACTCAAGGGGCAGGGTTTGAATGCCTCCGACGAGGCGTTAAAGGTCATGGTGGACCTGAACTATCACGGCGGTAACGGTAGCTCTGGCCCCGTAGCAGAGGCTATGGCACAGGTACGCAAGGCTGCTAAGTCCCCGGTGGGGGCGTATCAGTATCCTGTATCTGAGGCCCAGGGTAGGGCTTGGCAAGCGCTGCGGAATACCCCGGCGTACAAGCAGGCTCAACCCGAGCGTAAGAAATACCTGGAACAAAACCTACGTGATTGGCTCTTTGAAGCAACGCACTAACAAGAGGCCCTTCGGGGCCTCCCCTTATCAAAATTCTTTTAGGAGATATTATGGCTCAGTTTCTGAACCAAGAACCGAATCCACAGGAAAAGGATTCTGCTAAGGGCGCAACACTTAAACCTGCGCCTGCACGCGTAGATTGGAACGATGCCGGAGACAACGGCCTAAACGCACTGGAGCGCGCCTCTTTACTGGCTCAGGCCAAGACACCAGCTACTACGGCCGGGGAGAGCTTTGCATCTGGTATGGGTAACAGTATCGTGGGCGCGGCCATCCGTAAAGCTTTCTCTCCCACATTCGACCGAGACCTGAACTTTAACGCCAAGCAGACTCTGAGCAGTGACACTCGCGCTAAGTTGTATGCGCCAAACCAGGAAGAGATTGAGTACCTGCACGATTCTGTATCGGTCGAAGATTACAACTACCGAATGCAGCAAATGCTTGAGCAGCGTGACCGCGACCGCCTAATGGCGGACAATACAGTAGCTGGGTTCGCTGGTATGCTGGTAGGCGACTCCCCATTCATCCTGGCCCCGGTGTCTGCTGCCGGTATTGCTGGACGCACTGGTCTGGCTGTACGCACTGCTATCCGAGCTGCTGACGTAGGCACTGCAGTATACGCGCAAGACCAACTGGGTCAGTCTGCTGCGGTAACTGCACTGGTAGCGGGCGTAGCTGGGTTGGACCAGCTCTGGGATATGTCTAGGGCTGCTAAAGCTGCTGCTAAGGCTCGTACTGGGCGTGAGCCTATGTTCGACCCAGAAGCGCCTACAACCCGTACAGCGAGGGACGCTAATGTTACAGGAGTAGGAGAGGGAGAGGAAATTCTCACTAAGACACTGGATGAAAGCATCCAAGTATCTAGAAACAATACCGCCTCCGTGAACATGAAAGCACAGCACGTAGTTCAGTTCTTGAAGAAGTCTGAACACTTAACGGCAGGTCAGAAGGCTATTCTGGACACGCTGGGTGATGCTGTAAACGACATTGATTTTAAACTAGTAGCAGGCTCCGCAAACCGCAGCCGCTACACTTACGCACAACAAGATTTATCTAAGCGTGGGGAGATATCTCTGCGCGCGCCTAAGCAAGCTAACGGCAGCACCTGGACTACAGTCGGGGACGCACTGCGTGCTATGGATGCAGATACAAGCAAGGTAGCCGTGCATGAGCTGATTCACGCCGCCACTGCGCGTGCCGTTGACAGTAGCCCCGAGATTGCTAAGCGTCTGGAGGAAGTGCGCGCCGTTATTGCAGCTGACTCCACCCTGACGCCGCGTATGCGGTATTACGCAAGCAACGTGCACGAGATGCTGGCAGGCTTAGGCGACAGCCCGGAGTGGGTTGAGCATCTGGCGAGGATGAAATCCCCGACCGGTAAGAGCATGCTTCGCCAACTGGGTGAGTACATCATGAACGCCCTGGGCATCAAGGCCAAAGGCTCTGCCTTGGAAGATGTCCTGGATGCGTACGAGGACGCCGTTAAATGGACAGCCAAGGACTACGCAGACCAAGCCCAGAGCTTCCGCAGTGAAGCCTTCCAGGACCTGGCTGGCAGTGCTACACTTAACGAGGCCAAGGGTGCTCAAGCTATGCTGGATGGAGCCAAGAAGAAGCTCTCCACTATGTTTGCCCTTTACGACAACATCGCCCAAGGCAACGAAGACTTGGCTAAACTGCTAGTGTCGGATGCGTCAGCCGTAGGTGGCCGCCGCCCATCCGTAGTGGACTTCAAGCGCAACCTCACTTTGGAGATGGACGCCAGCGCCAGCGTAGTGGAAGACGCTATCCTGGGCGCGTTGAAGGATAAGGGTGTAGGTTTCTCTGAGCGCTTCTTCCATCGGAGCAAGTTCCGCGCTGAGCGGGCTGCACTAGAAGACCGCCTGAGTAAGTACCTGGATGCCGCTTATAGCGCCGACGTAAACGGCCGTGCTGTGCCAGTGCCGGATGCAGAGATTGCCCCACTGGTTGACGCCTATCGCCGCTCCGGCTGGGCTAGCAAGTGGCACGAGCATATGCTCAATGCCGGTCTAGTGGATGATGGTGCGTTGGTTAAATCCGACTACTACTTCCCGCGTCAGTACAGCTACGACAAGATGCGTCAAGGTATCGCACAGGGTAACACCCTGGACGACTACCGCGCCCTGTTCCGGTCCGCCCTGCGGGACGTGTACCCGAGCATGGAGTCAGAGGTAGTGCAGCGTGTTGCCAAGGAGATGGTTGACGGTATCTACAATGGACGTGCCGGGCAGTCTGGCCCTATGTGGAAGCAGCTGATTAACGGTATGGGTAACGATGAGGTCGTTATGGCTATGCGTAGCGCCGGTGTAGATGAGTCTGCAATCCAGAGCTTCCTGGCTGGTAACGTACGAGAATCCGGCAGCACTTCGCCTGCGCGGAACCTGCGCCAGCGTACTCGATTCAACATGGACAAAGAGTATCTGGTGAATGGTAAGAGCATGCGCATGCAGGACCTGATGGATACTGACGTAGCCAAGGTTATGCACGGGTACACTAACCGTATGTCTGGGCGTGTAGGCATGGCCTATGCAGGCGTACAGGACCTGGGACAGCTCGCCAAGATGATTGATGAGTCTAAGCACGCACTGGCGGATTCCGCTAAGTGGGAGAAGACCGTCAACGACACCATCGACTTTATCCTGGGTGGGGCACCTGCTGACGCTGGACAGCTTCCGGACTTGCTGCGCGCAGCCGGGAACATGGCGAACGCCACTATGCTTAAGAACTCCGGCCTGTATCAGCTGACTGATACTGCTTTAGCTATGAAGGAGTTTGGCATGGCTAGAGTGCTGCGTAGCATGCGTGACCAGCCTTGGTTCAAGGAGGGTGCCGTAGCTATCAAGACCCCGGATATGGCGGCTCGTCTAGACACCGTGCTGCGGGGCAATATCCAGAAGGAGATGCGCTTCCGCTGGCTGAATACGTACGCTGACGATAACCTGGACCTGACCCGTCAGGCCTCTTGGTTCAACGTCACCCAGAACGTAGGGCAGGCTGCACGTCACGTCAACGGAATGAGCATGGTGCACCGGCTGCAGGTTAACCTGAACTCCGGTATTGTGGCGGACGAGCTTACCCAGATGTTCAAGGGTGATGCTGAGGCGTTTAAGCGTCTGGAGCGTTTCGGGCTTACCCGTGACGTTGCGGACCGCGCCATCGCCGCCAACAAGGCTAACCCTGGCGCTATGTTCCAGCCGGACCTGCAAATGCAAGTTGAGGTTGTAGGGACGCGCATGATGGACTACTTGGTGCAGCAGGTTCGTACCGGGGAGACCTCACACTTTGCACAGTTCAATCCTATCGGCAAAGTCATTGTAGGGTACCAGAGCTTCGCGCTGGCTGCCACTAACAAGATTCTGCGCAGAGAGCTGAACGATGCTGGGTGGATTGGCGTAGCCCATATTATGGCGTACCAGTTCCCATTGATGCTGTTGGCTACTATGGCTAAGCACAGCATGGACGGGAGGGACGTAAGCACCCAGAAACTCATCGGCGAGTCCGTAATGGGTATGAGTGCCATCGGCGGAGTATCCTTACTGCAGGATATCTTCCTGGGAGATTCTCCTCGTCACTCGTTGGCGTCTATGGGTTACGTCACAGGACTGCTTGGGGCTGTACAGGACCTGGCTACCGGTAATATGGATATCAAGACCTTCACTAAGCAGGTACCGTTAATCCAGGAATTCGCACCTACGCGAGCCATCATCAATAACTTCGGAGACGATTAATATGGCATACAGCTGGCAAGAACAAATCAAGCCAGCTGGTACCCAGGATATCCAGTGTGATATTGAGTATTTGGACAAGTCCTATATTCATGTATACCTAGACGGGGTGGAAACCACTGGATACACCTGGACCAGCGCTACCAATATAAGACTGAATTCGGCCCTAACGGCGAGCACCACGGTACTGTTGATTCGTAAGACTGGGCGCGAGTATCTGTACATCGAGTTTGCCAGCGGCTCTCCGTTCATTGAAGTGAACGTAGATTCTCAAAACACGCAATTCTTACACTTAGCCCAAGAGCTTGTGGAAGGCCGGGCTATACCCGGATTCTACGGGAATATAAGCATGAACGGGTACCGCATCACTAACGTAGCGGACCCGACAGACCCACAGGATGCTGCTACCAAGAACTATGTAGACACTGGGGATGCGATACTGAACGCGCGCATAGACTCAGAACACTCTGCTTGGGTATCCGCTGTACAGGCGGAGGCTGCTACTCGTAAGGCCGCAGACGACGCTCTCGATGTTCGTACTACCAACCTAGAGCAGACCTTTATCTCTGGGGAGCCTACGGTAAGCTACCCATGGTATACTATACTAGCTGAGGCTACTGATGAAGTGACGCCTGGATTGTCTTTCACGAAGGCTATAGTGTACGTGCAAGGCGTAAACCAAATTCCCGGCTATAGTTTTGAGGTGGTGGATAACACTTTACTGTTTGCAGAGGTACTCCCAGCAGGTACTCTGGTATCCGCCAGATTGGGGTATGATGCAGAGTTATCGGAAACTTACGCCACAGCTACGGCGCTAGGGGAAGAGGCGTCAGCCAGGGCTAATGCCGATGCACAGATAATTCTGGACTATCAAGCAGCCGTAGGGACCAAGGCAGCCAAGGGTGCTAACTCCGATATCACGAGCTTAAGTGGATTAACTACACCGCTGAGTAAAGCTCAAGGCGGTACTGGAAACACCTCTGGCGCTGCTGATTCGGCTGCAAAGCTAGCCACAGCAAGGACTTTGGTGGTGGATTTGACGTCCATTACCCCTGCTAGTTTTGACGGTACGAGCGATGCCACCCTGGGGGCAACTGGTAGCCTGCCGGTTGCAAAGGGAGGTACAGGGGCCGCCGACGCGGCGACTGCTAGGACCAACCTGGGAGCAGCAGCATCCGGTAGCAATGGCGACATCACGGCATTAACTGGGTTGAGCGGCGGTATCTCTGGGCGTACTGACGGCGTAGCTGCAGCTGCCGGTGTAGTGGGTGAAGTACTGAGTGCGGTAACTGCGGTAGCTGTAAGTGTTACCAGTGGCACCCCATTGAACGTTCTGTCCTTGAGCCTACCGGCGGGGGAGTACGAGCTTGAGAGTGCCCTGTTAGTCACTAATAGCGGCAACGTTACTGCTCTCAGTTTTGGAGTTAGCAGCACCAGTGCAGTGTTACCTAGCAACTGGTACGACTTATACTCCATAACTACCACGTTAGCGGCTGGGAATTCTTCGAGACAGGGCATGTCACGCCGTCTACGGTTAAGTGCAACAACCACTGTATACCTGGTAGCTCAGGCCACCTTTACAGGGACCTGCACTGCCCAGGGTTATATTAGAGCAATGAGGGTTAGATAATGGCAGGGGCGGCTAAACGCAGTCGCCTCTCGGAGCTGCACCGCATGTTCACTGAGGCCTTGATTGAAGAAATCAAGCAGTCTAAGGAAGACGAGGTGCCGCTCCCCGCCGCAGATAAATCAGTTATCGCTAAGTTCTTGAAGGACAATGACATCACCGCGGACGCAGATTCCGAGGAGATGCAGGACCTTCGTGATGAATTCGATGACGAACTAGCGGCGCGCAGAGAGGCGCGTAAGCAAGAGATTCTAAACAAAGTTGGCGGTTCAGACTCTGAGGACTTACTAGAAGGAATTGTCTAATGGTATCGGTGAAGACTGCGCGAAGACTGCGCATGCTCAACCAGAAACTTACTGGTTATAGTGCGAATCCGCGCAGTATTCCCAAAGAGGAGCGCGAGGACATCGCGATGATGATGGCCGCGGCGCTAAGTGACTTCCGGGAATTCGCGTACATCGGGATGCGGTTCCTGGGCTTTACGCTCACGGACATGCAGGCCGATATTGCAGAGTACATGCAGAAGGGCCCTAGGAAGCGTATGGTGGCCGCGCAGCGTGGTGAGGCTAAGTCTACACTGGCTGCACTCTACGCCGTCTGGAGGCTTATCCAGGACCAATCTTGCCGTATCCTGATTGTGTCCGGTGCCGAGAAGCAGGCGTCCGACGTTGCGAACTTAATCATTCGTATGCTGGAAACCTGGCCGCTGCTGTGCTACTTGAAGGCCGACCCTACTCGTGGGGACCGTACTTCGTTCGAAGGCTATGATGTCAACTGCGACCTGAAACCGCTGGACAAGTCCGCCAGCGTGGCCTGTGTAGGTATCACTGCATCTCTGCAGGGGAAGCGCGCGGACCTGCTGATTCCAGATGATATCGAGACCACCAAGAACGGCTTAACACAAACCCAGCGTGAGCAGCTGCTGATGATTTCTAAAGACTTCGCAGCTATCTGTACGCACGGGGATACGCTGTACCTGGGTACACCGCAGACCAAGGACAGTATCTATAAAACCCTGCCGGGACGTGGCTTCGAGGTCCGCGTGTGGCCGGGGCGCATTCCGTCTGTTGAAATGGAAGAGCGATATGGAAGTACACTTGCTCCTTATATACTGGAGCTCATTGAGCGCGGCTATAAACGCACCGGCTTCGGTGTCGATGGGACGCTAGGCGAGAGCACGGACACCGGGCGCTATGACGAGGATGCTCTGATTGAGAAGGAGCTGGACTTCGGTCCGGAAGGCTTCCAGTTGCAGTACATGCTCGACACCACCCTGTCCGACCAAATGCGTACGCGCATCAAGCTTTCGGATATGCTGGTTTACTCCGGCAGCCAAGATTCCTCCCCGGAGACGTTCTCCTATATTGCGGACCGCCGGTACCTGTACCAGCACGAGCATGAGGGGATTATGGGTCAGCAGATGTACTTCCCGGCATTTTACGGGGATATGCACCTGCCTTACCAGCATAAGGTGCTGGTGGTGGACCCGGCTGGTTGCGGTGGGGACGAAGTGTCCTACGCTGCCGGTGGCGCTGCGAACTCGTACATCCACCTATTCTCCGTAGGCGGCTTCCAAGGAGGTATCAGCGAAGAGAACATTGATAAACTGATTGACCTATGCGTAGAGTTAGACATCCCGGATATGGTGGTGGAGAGTAACATGGGGCACGGTACCGTGTCTATGCTTATCCTGAACCGGTTACGGGAGCGACGTCTCGCCGGTATCGGTGTACGGGACCTGAACAACTCCACGCAGAAAGAGCGTCGTATCATCGACACAATCAGCCCAGTTACTCGTCGGCACCGCCTGGTAGTGCATGAGCGTGCTATTCACGACGATATCAGCACCTGTATGGCGTACTCCCGCGATAGACGTTGGCTGTACTCAGCGTTCGCGCAGTTGTCCGGCATCACGTACGACCGCGGTAGTCTGGCGAAGGATGACCGAGCAGACGCAATCGCCATGATGGTGGCTACGCTGAACGGGCACCTGGTGGAAGATGAGAAAGTGGTGGCTGAGCGTGAGTCTGAGAAGATGGCTCGGGCCTTCATTGAGAACCCGCTGGATTGGGCACAGAGCAAAGTGTCTAAGGGCCTTCGGGGTGTAGCTGCTCGGCTGCAGAACCGGGGCAGAGGTAAACAACATAGAGGAAGAAGATAATGGCATCAATCATCGCAGCTAAAGCTGTGGATGTACAGTATGAGATTGTGGGTAAGGCCCAGAATCTGGAAAAGCAAGTATCTCCGGATTACAACGTGGGTTTTGTCGGCACCGCGGCTCTGGACACTCTGAATACGTTCTTTACGTACATGGAAGGTCAGGGCTATACGGCTACCCGTGCCGGTACAGCCTTCAAGGATGATGGTACGCTGCAGGCGCGCCTATTCAGCATGCTGTCGCAGCTCTCTAAGACTGGATATGTAGCCCTTACGGGCACAGGTATGCCGCTCGGTGAGGGTTCCGGTACAGCGTTTGATGATTCGTTCACTGCACTGCAAAGTGCGTTCGTAGCCGCTACTGACGCGGCAGAATAAGGAGAGTACACATGGCAATTGCAAAAGCAACCTCAGCGCAACAGCAGGAGCTGCTGCGTCAACTGAACATTCTCGGTAAGGACCTGTATGCTATCCTTACGCAGCCGCAGAACGTGGCCCAGACCGGTGCCGCCTTCGATACCAAGATTGCTGCACTTGAAGCCGCGGTAGCCGCAGTGAAGGCCGCTAGCTAATGCGTAAACTGGTCGCTGGGTTACTGCTCGCGGTTACTCTGACTGGTTGCTCGGCGACCTCTGCACTCACCGGCTTAGTTGGTTCTAAGCCGGATGTATCTGCTCAGGTTGGTGCCGAGAACACCAAACAAACCGTTGGCTTGAATAACAAGGTGGACTCCAGCACCACCAACAAAACCGATGTATCAGATTCTAACGTAGGCACTTTGGATACGTCCAGTAAGAAGCAGGTGCAGACTATTAGCACCGGGACAATCCAGGCAGAGCGCCTGCAGGTGGTTAACAATGATAGTTACAGTCTTATCCTCGCCGGATTAGCTGGGGCCAGTATTCCTCTGGTCTTCCTAGTGGTCATTCTGGTGATTCGTAAGCTGTTCAGGAAGAAGGGGCAGCAGGATGATTAAGGTGGGAGACATGGTTGGGGTAGACCTCGCTACCCGGGCAGGTGCAGCAGTTACCGGCGCTACGGTATCAGGAGGTTGGTTGGCAGAGTTAATGAGCTGGAACTGGAGCACTATCAGCTTCATCACTGCGACGGTGTGCGCGGTGCTAACCCTGGCGTGGAATGCGTATTACAAGCGACGTACATTCAAGCTCCTAGAGGAGCAGGCACGTAAGGGGACTATTAAATATGAGTTTAAGGACTAAGGTTATTGCGGCCCTCACGGGGGCCACTATGCTTGGCGGCGCCATTACCGGGGTGGTTCAGCACAACGAGGGTCTGAGCCTTACCGCCTACAAGGATAGCGCAGGTGTCCCCACTATATGCTACGGCGAGACAAAGGGCGTTAAAATGGGCCAGAGAGCCACGCTGAGCGATTGTCAGAAGCAACTGATAAAATCGGCAGGGGAACACGCAAAGGCCCTTGACGGGCTTCCTATGCAGCTCTCTGACGTAGCTCTGGTTGGGTCTGTAGACTTCATTTATAATGTAGGCGTAGCTGGCTTCAACGGTAGTGCCGTGAAGCGCCATCTCAAAAGCCTGAACTACGCAGCGGCTGGGAAGGCTGTGCTGGATTGGCGCTATATTAGCAAGTACCAGCAGAAGTCCCCTGGAGTTGGTTGGGTATATAAGGGTGGCAATCGCTGGACCTTCGACTGTTCCCAATACATTAACGGGCAACGCAATAAGGTGTGCTGGGGGTTATGGGAGCGTAGGCAGTGGCAGAGCAAGGCCATTGGGAACCAGTATAAGAATGTAAATGCTGCGGTGACAGCTCTCACTAAGACCGGAGGATAAATGGCATTAATTAGATTAGTAGCTCCCGAGCGGGTGTTCTCCGACTTGGCGAGCATGGTAGCATACCCAAACTTTCAGGTGCAGGACAAGATTACCCTGCTGGGCAGTGCCGGTGGGGATTTCACCTTTACTACTACTGCGTCGGTAGTGGATAACGGAACTGTGTTTGCTGTACCCGGTGGGTACCTGCTACGTAAATTCGTGGGCCCAGCATACAGCTCCTGGTTCAGCAACTGGGCGGGCATAGTCACGTTCATGAGCGCGCCTAATAGGCACCTGGTTGTGGACACGGTCCTGCAGGCCACGAGTGTGCTCAACATCAAAAGCAACTCTACGCTAGAGTTTACCGATACCGGAAGAATCCTACCGGATGCTGCGGTTGCACGTCAAGTGCTTAATATTATCGGCTCGGCACCCTCGGTGTTCGTACCGTTAGCAGCGGATGCCGCGGCGGGCAGTAAAGTCATTACGGTGTCTGCTGGGGCTTTGTCTGCGGTAAAAGGTACGTACTTGTATCTTCGCTCTAACAAGCTGTGTGATGGTGGTCCTAACACCTACGGTGTAAAGATTTCCCAGATTAGGAAAGTGGTGGGGGTTAGCACCTCCGGTGGCGTCACCAGTATTCGGCTGGATAAAGCGCTGCACTATAACTACTACCTGTCTGATGCCGCGGAAGTAGGTATCCCGACAATGGTGGAGAACGTAACCTTAGTATCCCCGTACATCAACGAGTTCGGCTACGACGATTTGAACCGGTTCTTTACTATCGGTATCTCTGCCAACTTTGCCGCGGACTTGCACATCCAGGACGGGGTTATTATTGGCAACAAACGCCCCGGGGCTTCTGATATAGAAGGGCGTAGTGCTATCAAGTTCAATAACTGCGTAGATAGTACCGTTAAGGGTACGTGCTTCTACAACATCGGATGGTACGGGGTAGAGGTGCTCGGCTGCTCAGAGGACACGGAAGTACACGATATCCACGCCATGGACGTACGCCACGCAATCTCTCTGAACTGGCAGAGCACTGCAGACGGGGACAAATGGGGAGAGCCTATCGAGTTCTTAGGCGTTAACTGCGAAGCCTACAACACAACCCAGGCTGGGTTTGATACTCACGACATTGGTAAGCGTGTGAAGTTCGTTCGCTGCGTTTCGTACGACAGTGCTGACGATGGGTTCCAAGCGCGCACTAACGGGGTGGAGTACTTGAACTGTCGAGCTTACCGTGCAGCTATGGACGGGTTCGCCTCCAACACCGGTGTAGCCTTCCCTATCTATAGGGAGTGCCTAGCTTATGACAACGTACGCTCTGGCTTTAACTGCTCGTACGGCGGTGGCTACGTTTATGACTGCGAGGCTCATGGTAGCCAGAATGGTGTGCGAATCAACGGGGGCCGTGTTAAGGGTGGTCGGTACACCCGCAACTCCAGCTCTCACATCTTCGTCACTAAGGACGTAGCTGAGACAGCGCAGACATCCCTGGAGATTGATGGCGTGAGCATGCGCTACGACGGTACCGGGAGAGCTGTGTACTTCCACGGGACTATGGGCATTGACCCTACCCTGGTATCTATGTCCAATAACGACATGACCGGTCACGGTTTGTTCTGGGCATTGCTGAGCGGCTACACTGTTCAACCTACGCCTCCGCGCATGTCCAGGAACTTACTGGATGACACAGGTATCCGTGGAGTGGCAACGCTGGTTGCTGGCGAGGCTACAGTCAACGCCCGTGTACGCGGAAACTTTGGCAGCGTAGCTAACTCCTTCAAGTGGGTGTCTGAGGTTAAGTTGACGCGGTTGACCTTTCCCTCTAGTGCTGGGGCCTTGACGGTTACTAGCATAGCTCAGAACCAGGATGTGCCTACACCTAATCCGGACCTAAACAGCTTCGTGATTAGGAGCAGTAACGCAGCGGACGTATCCCAGGTAGCCTGGGAGGTGTATCTCTAAGTATCTCTAAGTAGCTCCCTGGGGTATCTCTACGGTATCCCGGGGCACTGCTGGGGTGCACGTCTATACCTGGACCTGAAATTTATTAGACTCACGCGAGGATATGTCTATGAACATAAAATATGACACAACATCCCCTAGCTGCTTGGTGTGGCTCAAGGGCAGACGGGCCGGGGCAGTAGCCGGTACTAAGAAGGCAAAAGGCTACTGGGAGGTGCAAGTATGTGGCAAGAAACTGCGCGTGCACCGGCTCATATGGGAGATGCACAATGGTCCTATCCCAGAGGGCTACGTGGTTGACCACATCAACCAAGACCCCAGCGACAACCGCCTAGAGAACCTGCGCTTGGCTACTCTCAGTGAGAATAACTGCAATGCTCGCAGGGCTGAGCGCGAACACCCTAGAGGCGTATACTACACTGGCACTTGCTGGCGCGGGGAGTTCTGGAAGGACGGTAAGCGTTATATGAAGAAGCACAGCTCCTACGAGGTTATCTGCAAGTGGGTACAAGAGAAACGCCTGGAACATCACAAGGACTTCTCCCCTGCGCAGATGTATATCTGAACTCGAAATTTGTTATACTTACCCGACAGGGCCCCTCACCCTCAACGCGCCCAATTGCCCCCATAGGGGGTGCCTAGCGCATAAAAGGAGGGGGTGGGGCCACCTAGGGCGCACTAGCAGGCACCAGCGGGCCTCAGTGGCTCTCTGCGCTGCGCTAGGGCTATCGCTAGTGCTACCCTATGCCTATCCCTGTGCGCGGCACTGCGTGGCTCCTGTGCGCGCTCTAGGGCGCTCTCTGTGGGCCATAGGGGTGCGCTCTGCCTTACCTATTTTGTGCGTCACAGTGCGCCACCTAGTGGACCTGCCTAGTGCCTACGCAGTGGGGCCATAGGGTGCACCTAGTGCTATCCCTAGTGCGTACTAGGCTATCCACTGGCTATCCTTAGTGCTTTACATTGTGCCGATTCTATGCTACGCTGCGCGCTCCCCACTAGGGCGCACATCCACACTCTGCCGCTATCCCTTATCTCTTACTTTCATTCGAAAGCTAATACGAAATGATGTTACAGGAGTAGGAGGGTTTTAGGGCACTATACATACTACTACTCACTATGCACTCACTAGGTACTCACTAGTATGTCCCTGTGCCTACGCAGTAGGCTGACATACCTACATAGTCACCGCATCACTCCGTGCCCTTTCACTTCGTACGGGCACTGCGTTCTGCTCTATGAGTATTGGGTAGTATTGGTTCGTACTGGCTAGTATTGGCTAGCAGTGGTTGCAGCCAGTGCCAGCATAGGGCTATCCCTAGAGCTATCCCTAGTATGGCTCTAAGTATTTGCCCTGCTTACCCTTTTTGCTATTAGTGATAAAAAGTTTAAAAAATTACTTGCTTCTTTTGGTTCAATGCAGCTATAGTTCAATCACCGGGAGGCACTAGCGACTAGCTAGGCTAACCGGGGCCGAGCCGGGAGGCTCCGCTGGATTAAGGCTAGATAGTGTGAAGGGTTAGACACTCGATAAAAGGGTTGACACCGCGAAGAACATAAGCTAGATTGAATCCCGAAGTAAGTAGTAAGCTGGTTTGCGGGGAGGTGCAGTGCCTTGACGGTGCAGTGACCACCACAACCTAGATAATCAGTAGTAGTGAAGATGCAACGTCAAGGGCTGAGACGACAAACAGCGGGTGCGCTTAGATGATTGTGCCCTGAAAACGAAATCATCAAGCCCAGAGCGACTGGGGAGCCGGGGGAAACCACGAAGAGGCTGAATCAACGCGGTTGTACAGGTGCCGACTAGAATCAGTAACCCGCCAACCAATAACACTGACCTAAGCAACCGTGCTTAGCTGAGTGTTATACAGGAGCTAAGCATGAGCAGGCTGATAGCTGCTGAATATAGGCGGCGCAGACAAAACGCAACCGCGTGCAGGGGGGCGCATTTCGGTACTGGGGAGGACAATAGAATACTTCTCTGCGTTGCAGAGTCTCACCCCGAATCAGGTAACGGCGTTAGTTAGTATGCGCACCGAGATTGCCAGACTGAAAGGGCACATAAAGGTGGGAACATGAAGTACAAAGATAAATTGAAACAACAATTTGAGGGGCTTGAGAAGTTATCAGGCTCCGAGTTGAGAAAGCGCCGGGACGCCCTGAACCGTGCAGGGTATACGCAGACCAAGCAATCCGCCACGTTCAGCACCACGGTGCGTGGCAAGACCAAGACTAAGGGTAGCAGCAAAGAGCCCAAGGGCTGGTACACTGTAAATTCACAATTAGGGGGTTAGTATGATGACATTCTTAGCAGTAGTTGGCGCATTCTTTCTTGTCGGCCCGATTCTTCGATTACTGTTCATTATCCTGTTCGTTAGCAAGAAGTGAAGAGTTTGCTAATTACAGCCTATAGCATCCTTGCGGTGGTGCAGGAGCAGTACCCGGACGCCGCTGTGACTCTCGCGGTGGACGGTAAGAGCAACAACGATATTTGAGGTAGAGTATGCACGGAAAGAATCCTGAGACGCTGCTTATGCGTAAGCAGCAACCAACAATCGACGGGCTGGCGCGAGAGTACAGCGCTAAGGCAGCACTGCGCCAGCATTATGCTGAGCAAGCACAGCGCCTGGGTATGACCCTGCGCGGCTACTGCGTCCGGTTTAATGTGCGGGGTGTTGTATGAGCAAGCAAAGTATGTATGATGTATACAAGCGGCCAAGCGGGTTGCTGTACCGAGTGCCGCTGTGCAGTGGGCTGCACGCCAGCGCAGAATTCTATGCTGAGAAGGGCAATAAGTGGTTGACTTCCAGTCACACAGTTGGCGGGGTGATAGCGCTAAGCAGCAGCGTACTGGTGGCCCGCAATGTAGTGTTCAAGGACAGCGTATGCTCACAGTAGACGAAGCTGCTGTTTTCATGTGGAGTCTGCTGGAAACGCAGGGCAAGTGCGGTTGCACTTGGGAAACATTCAAAGAGGTTCCTAATGAACTCAAGCAAATCGTGCCAGTTGAGCGTCGATTACTCCGAGTTAGAAAAGCGGGTATTGGCACTGTTCTCACAACCTATCGAGAGTATACAGAATCTGCCGCGCGGAAGCTGCAAGAGCACATTGCATTCGATGTAGTTGCAGCACTACGGCGGAATGGATACCGCGGAGCTTTTACGCAATTTAGGGCCGCGGTCCGTGCCTACTACAAGCAGAGACAACTCGCCGCGTGGTACGCACGCTGAACTCTTAGTGCATGACGAAGTTCTATTAACTCGGGAGCAAATGAAAATGCAAGAAACTAACACAGCACCTATCGAATGGAAAGTAGTGTTACCGGAAGGTGCAAACGCACTGCCGATTAAAGAATCAATGTATTCCAGTGGCGATTACTGGACCCCGTTCCAGGACTTGAAAATGCAAGGTTATGACCACCCACACACTGAGGGCGCACTGCAGGCTCTTATGGGCCTCCTCAAAGTCAGCGCAAACACCCCGGGCTTAGAGGTCGCTATAGGCGGAGCACTTCATCCGAAATATCGTGACATTTACAAGGCTGCCGGGCCGTTGCAACGGGTGGACTTGTATAATTCCGGAAATTTCTACAAACTCTTTGCCCCGGCGCGGATCACTATCGACAACAAGTTCTGGGAACGTCGCCGCGACTTCTATGAGGACGGAGATGTAGTGGTTGAGCGTGTACTTGCTAGCGTCGAAGCATTCACCGGTTACAAGGTGCACAAGCAGGCCGTGCAGTTATTCGAGCGCATTATGCTTGCACCAGAAGAGCAGCAGCGCCGGGAGTATACTGGCTATGATTACGGTAGCCACGTCCGTGACATGCACGCCGCTGCTCTGCTCATGAAGTTGCACGGCTTCGTAGTGTCTAGATTCGCTGTGCCTTTGGGCTTTGGTTTCCGCAACGGCGAACCTATCGTGATGCTGGGGCAGCCGCGCATGCACAAGGACTTCGCTGCAGTTACTGAGTACCGCTGCGTGGAGATGCGCGTAGGTAAGTGGCTCGCTAACTACTACGGCAATGGCGTAGACTTCCGCGATGCTATCGAAGACCTCAAGGCTATGAACGTAGAGCCTACAACGTACCTGTGCAAGACCGAACAGGAATGGTACGATGCCTATGAGAGCGGTCCAAGTAGCTGCATGAGCGACTACCCCTTTGAGTGTAGCCCTGTGCGGACGTATGCCACCACCAGCCACGGGCTGCCGGACAATGGGCTGCGCCTGTTCATCCAGTACACCGGGGAGCTGTTCGGCGATGACTTCGAAGTACAGGCACGAGCAATCGTTAACACCGAAACTAACGAGTACGTCCGTGCTTATGGCAACGCTGCGGATGCAATCCTGCGTGGGCATGGGTACACCAGAAACACAGGGTGTCTCGAAGGGGTAATGCTGGCGCGTATACCGCACCCAAGTAACGTTGGTGCAGTGCTGATGCCATATCTAGACAGCAACCAGTGCGGCGTAGATGAAGAAGGGAGTGACACCTTTGTAATTCGTGATGACTACGGTTATGAGGCGCAGGATCCTGACGGATACATCTACATGGGCACAGAAACTGCCCGGTGTTGCTGCTGCGAAGAGCGCTACCCCGTCGAAGACATGCAGGAAACCGCAGATGGGGATATGGCCTGTGATGGCTGCGTCGAAGAGGGGGACTTTGTATATGCAGTTGGCCGAGAAGGGCTGTATAGTCGCTGGAACTGCACCTGGTCTGATTACCGCGATGCTTACGTATACGACGAGGACATTGAGTACTGCGCAGTAGAGGGTGTAGTGCACGACCAGGAAGAGCTGGTGTTTGCACAGGGCCGGCAGGTGCTTATTGAGCACGCAGAAGAACACCCAGTGCACGGGTTAATTCTCACTGAGCATGCAGCTGATTGCTTGGGAGAGAAGTACCTGGGCAACGACGACGAAGGAGAAGTAGAGGAGGCAGCTTAATGTTCTTGAATCCGCACGGGATTGATATGCAGCTGCTCTTGCAGATACTGCAAACGCATCGGCCTAGCTGGGCGAGTACCGAGTGGTTCGAGCCACTGCTCGAATGGGCGCTTGACAGTGATATGCGCTACGTAAAGGACAAGCACGGGAACTACTTCGTGCTGGTGGGGGGCTCAGAGCAAAGCGACGTAGCGTTTACGTCGCACCTCGACACGGTGGCACGCCCCGGTAGTGCCGCCCCAGATGTTGGTTGCACTAACAAAGGCGTACTGTTCGTAAAGAATCCGCAGCAGGCTGACTGCTTAGGGGCTGACTGCGGCGCAGGTATCTACCTGATGCTGGAGATGCTGCGGCGAGGTGTACACGGACGCTACTGCTTCTTCGTGGATGAAGAAGTAGGGTGCGAGGGCAGCGCTGCATCGGTCAAGGATGACACTGGGTTTTGGACTGGGGTCAAGGCAATGATTAGCTTTGACCGGCGCGGCGACGGTATCATCACGCATCAACGGTATATGCGTTGCTGCTCTGATACCTTTGCCAAGACCCTGGCAGAACGCCTGGGACGCACGGAGCAGCACTTACAGAAGGGGGTATATACTGACTCGGCTGAATTCGTTAGCATCATCCCCGAGTGCACCAACGTAGGTGTAGGGTACATGCACGAGCACACGCCGGATGAGGTGCTGGACCTGAACATCCTTGGTCGGGTGCTTGAGCGGGTACTGCAAGACGGCACGTTCTCGCATCTCCCTATTGAGCGCGACCCGAAGGTAGTAGAGCCAGATCAGTGGTTCGCTGCATCTACGCCCAGTTTACGGCAGCCATGGGACATGCCACCGGACGAGGATCCGCAATTGCTGGCCGCGTTCCGGGAAGTGTCACAGCTATCTAAACATCAACTGGTTAGCTGGGTGCAGGAGAATCCAGCGAAGGCGGCGGAGTACATAATGGTGTTCTCCGATTACGGCTTTCGTGATGAGCTGATTGAACTAGGCACCCGAGTAGTAGAAGACTGGGGCGGATACGATAATATTGTGGAGGGTTGATTATGTCGATGTTTAAAGTCGGTGATAAGGTTATTCGCAAACCACGCATAGACAACCGGATATTCGAACGGCATCAAGGGGTTTTTGATTACTATACAATCACGGGTGCAAGTACAGGCGGGCACTGGTTGCAGCTAGACAACTTTACCGACGGTGGAAGGGACTACTATCCTTGGTACGCAATCAACTTCGAGCTGTACCAAGAACCGGGGGACGAGCTGCCGCCGGTTCCAGCCAGTGTAACCTACATGAACTCCAAGCGCGGCCTCGGAAATGACCAGCGCCTAATTCTTGAGAAGGATAACGGGGGCAGAGAAGGTTTAATGTATATAGAGGTAATTCCTAAGAAGGGAAGCACTCGGGCAAAGGTTGAGATTGGGATTAACATCGACCCTGATTCAGCCCTGCAGTTGGCACATGACATTCGCCGAATGGCTATGTCGGTTAAGCGCGGGCAGAAGTAATGGACGAGCCGTGGCTTAGAGCATGCAAGCGCCTAGCTATAGGGCAATCTAGTAGATTCAGATGCTGCGGAAAGACGCGCGCTGCTTGTATCTACAATAAACCCGACGCCTGGAGTATGTATTGCTTTAGGTGTCACAAGACGGTTAATGAGCACAAGCAGTACCAGCGCATACAGTTACAGGAAGAGCCGAGGGTGCAGCCCTCTGCACCTGCAGATGCAATTTGCATTAGCCAAGCGCCTGCGGAAACGCAGAGTTTTATTTACGGATTCCTGACCACAAAGGGAATCATGCCTGAAATGGTGGAGGATGCAGAATGGAGCAAAGAGAAACAGCGGATAATCTTCCGTGTCGGAAGCGCTGCTCTGGGCCGTGCAGTGCATGCTCGGCAGCAACCGAAGTGGGTAATGTACGGCCAGCCAATAGCTTTCGCTGTCGCGGCACCTGCCGTAGCGCCGGCTGTAGCTGCGGCCGCACCTCTAAAGGTCGTGCTCACCGAGGACTATCTATCAGCGATAAAATATCAGCACGCGATTACGAACTACTCTGTAATGAACGTGCAGGCTATAGCTATGCTGGGTACTCGCTTGCCCGTGCAGCTAAGGGCGTGGCTGATACAGAACAAGCCGACAGTGATACTGTCCCTTGATAATGACCAAGCGGGACACTCCGGCGCAGCCATGATACGGCGCGCGCTACGTCCCTTTATGCCGTGCCACGAAATCTACTACGACGGGGACCCAAAAGGGGCAACAATACAGGAGCTATTAGATGGTATTAGGAGCGTGTAAGGGGCATAAACAGAAAGGAGGACCAAAGGGTTACGGAAATACCACGTTCAATGGGCGGAAGATACCGCTGCATAGAAAGGTTTATTGCACGGCGTACAATATATCCCCAGAGAGCATAGCCGGGTTAGTTGTGCGTCACAAGTGTGATAACCCTAGATGTATTAATCCCGAGCATTTAGAATTGGGTACGGTCAAGGATAACGTCCACGACTGCATTACCCGGGGTAGGGCTAGACGTGGAGTTTCTAAAGGGGAGCAGAATGGGTACTCCAAGCTAACGGCGCAGCAGGTGGACTATATCAGGAAGACCTACAGGTGGTACAGCAGGGAACACGGCACACCGGCCATAGCTGCTAGCCTTGGTGTAAGTGTGTCAGCAGTGCACGATGTATTGAAAGCTAAAACTTGGAGGCTCTAATTGGACCTGATAGTTGTGCGTGCGATGTGCACGCAGAAGGTATGGAACCGCCTGCGAGAGCAGATTCCTAAGTCGATGCTTGCTCCGGATACTTCGAACCTTCTGGACTGGGTGGGGCTGTACTGGAACACGTACCCGGAGCACCAGGAGGTGCAGTGGGATGCGATGCAGAGCATGCTCAACCTCCGGGCGGGGCACTTATCCCGGGAAGAGCGGGTAATCATGGACGAGCTTATGCGAGGAGTACAAGCCGTACCGCAGGATTCTGTGGTAGGGATTGTTCAGACCCTGAACGAGCTGGCCTACAGCGGGGAGGTAGCAGCGCTGACGCAACGCTACCAAGACGGAGAGGAGATTGATTACCTACTGGAGATGAAGCGCCTGCAGCGCAAGTACGGCGACGGTGCTGCAGTGCACGAGTCGCTGCTTGAATGGGAGAGCGGTAGTGTTGACGAAATACTTGCCGCGACTGACGAGAGCGGCGGTCTTAAACTGGGCGTGTTCGAGCAACTCGCTAGCAACATCCGAGGTCTACGTGGTGGGGACTGTATCGCAGTGGCTGCCCCTGTGGACTCTGGTAAAACTAGTCTGCTTGCTGCTATTGCTGTGGATTTTGCTGAGCAAATGCAGCAGCAGCCGGAAGTGTACGGGGACCGCCCTATCCTCTGGCTGGTTAACGAGGGTCCGGCGACGCGCACGGTGCCGCGGGTATATCAAGCGGCGCTGCACTGGACTCTGGCTGAGATTAAGGACCGGCACAGTAAGCAAGAGTTCGTGCCAGCCTACCTCAAGAAAGTAGGCAGGGCTGACCGGATTCGTGTTAAGGCTGCGCACTCCTTGACTATGGCGCAGATATCCACGCTCATGGAGGAGATGCGCCCTGCGGTAATCATCATCGACATGGTGGCGAACATCCGTGGCGGCACTATGGAGACCGAGCACCAGAACCTAGAAGCACGTTGGCAGGAGCTGCGTATCCTTGGGTGCGAGAATGACTGCGCTATTGTAGGGACTATGCAGCTTTCACTCGAAGGTTACAACATGCTGTTCCCGCCGCTCACCGCTATGAAGCAGAGCAAGATTGGTGTACAGGGCGCCTTGGACTTGGCGATTATGATGGGGTGCTTGGACAGAAACGAGCAGCCGCACATGCAAAACGTCCGAGGTATCAGTACTCCGAAGAACAAGATGGCACTATCTGGTAAAGAGTCGCTCCTGCAATTCGAGGTGGGATTCGAGCCGGGTCGTTGCCGCTTTGACGAAGGCCAGATTAACCGGTGACTTCCCTAGCGCCTTCTACGAGGGCGCTATGTAGGTACACAGGAGGAGATTATGCTTAAACCGTCAGACATCAACTACCTAGACGACGGGGTAATCAAGGCGTACGCTGCATCTGCAGGTACTTTCCGTAAACGGTTCGCGCTGGATAGCAGCAGCCAATTCTCTAGGATATTTAGAGGTTTAGTATGTACCAGATTATGATAGTGGATTTAGAGGTCGAGAACTTTGAGTATTATGGCAACGTGGCATCCCCGTACTGTCCCGACAACTACGTTGTAGAAAGCGCATATCGCATAGACACAGTAGATGACGCCGGGCAGTTGCATATGGGTGACGTATTCAGTATCCGCTTCAACAGCAAGGCCGAGTTCCTAGAAGACAACGCAGGTCCACACAGGTGGTTTTCCATACCGGAACACTGCACTATGATAGTCGCGCACAACAGCAGCTTCGAGGTGTCCTGGTTCTTATCCTACCAGCGGAAACATTTCGAGGACTTCCTAAAGCGTGGCGGCCGGGTATACTGTACGCAGCACGGGCAGTACATAGCCTCAGATTTCCAGGAGATGTATCCCGGGCTAGATGAGACCGCCCCAAAATGGGGTGGTCAGCACAAAGTTGATGGTGTGAAGATACTATGGGAGCAAGGGAAGCGTACTTCCGAAATTGATCCGTACCTACTTCACGATTACCTCGTCAACGGTGACGTGCCAAATACCGGGCTGTGCTTCTACGGACAATGCGCCCTATTCGCCCAACGCAATCAGATGCAGTATGTCTATGAACGAATGGAGGCAGCACTAGCTTGGAGCTATTGTCAATGGTTCGGCCTGTTCGTGAACATGCCAATTGCACGCAAGAACCAGGAGGAGCAGGAGCAGCGCATCCGTGAGATTAAGCAGGAGCTGCAGCAGTACATCCCGAAGGACTTGCCGGATACGCTGGATTTCAACTTCGGCTCGGACTTTCATATGTCCGCACTGGTGTACGGTGGGCCTATCAAGTACCGCAAGAAGGTTCCATACGACCCTCCGCAGTACGTTAAGGCAGACTTCTACAAGTACGAGGACGCAGAGGGTGCGCACACCTATATACCTGTACACGACACGCACATGCAAGAACTTCAAACGGAAGGCGGGTGCTGGCGTGTAGTGACATATCGTGCGGGTAAGAACAAGGGGATGCCTAAAGTATTCCGCCTTGATACCGAGGAGGAGAAACTTAAGTGGGAGGATGACCTTTACTTCTGCCCAGGTCTAGTGAACATCCAGGAGCTGCCGGAAGTTATCCGGGAGAAGTACGCAGAGCGCGGCGAGTTCAGGCAGGCGCGGAGTCTGCAGGATGACACCCCTGTGTACAGCACTAGCACAGACGCAATGGAGGCGCTGGCTCGCCAAGGTTTCGAGTTCTGTAAGTTGGTGAACGAGCTGGCGGCGCTGGAGAAGGATACCGGCACTTACTATTTGCGAGAGGTCCTGGACGCAGAAGGTAAGGTCAAAGAGCGGAAGGGGATGCTGCAGTATGTAATCCCGGAGCGTCCCGATGGTTCCGGCATCATTCACCACCGCCTTAATACCTGTGCCACCGTAACCGGGCGACTATCTGCATCGTCACCGAATCTGCAGAACCTGCCTAGGGATGGAACCAGTGCAGTAAAGCAAATGTTCACGTCCAGATTCGGAGAGAGCGGACGCATCACTGAGGTTGACTACTCAGCACTGGAAGTAGTTATGTCTTGTGTGCACACGGGGGACCGTAAACTTCTGGGGCTGCTGCAGGCAGGTACGGATATGCACTGTTATCGCCTAGCTTTCCGCGAGGAACTGCCGTATGAAGAAGTATATGAACGCTGCCACAACAAGAAGCACGAGCTGCATCCGCTTTGGAAGGCAATGCGTACAGGTATTAAGGCTCCTAGCTTCGCTTGATTTAGGCGAAGTAAAACTATGTGAATTCGGGGAAACTCTAGAACAGACAATCCCGAGCGAAGCCTCATTTGAGGAACGTGTAACGACTATCCGAAAGGAGTAGGGCCAAGCGGTCCGAAGCGCATAGCCCCTGGTAACAGGGTGATGATATAGTCTGTTCTGCATGGGGACATGCAGCAGTTCATAAGAGAACGGGCGGGGCTTAGCGACCCTCGTCGAACACCAAGGCACAATATGGCGCTACGGCTAAGGGGATTGCGTTTGCTACTGGATGTACGGTGGAATTTGCACAGGCTTTCTTGGATAACGAGGCGAAGCTGTTCCCGCAAACAATTGGCTTCCGCGCTGTTGTCAAGGAAGAGGTAGAACGTACCGGTGCAGAGGGGCGCATGTACCGGGAGCAGGCCGACGACGGCAGCTACCGAATCTACCGCATCGGGACGTGGACCAGCCCTGCTGGTGCTCGCTATAGCTTCCGCCAGAAGGAGCAGTGGAAGGAAGTTGTGCCCGGGCAGCGCAAGCAGAAGGTAATGGACTACAAGGAAACCGAGATGGCAAATTTCTGGTGCCAAGGAGAAGCCTTCTTCTTAATGTGTGTAGCAGCTGGTATGGTTCTGCGTGCATTTTTGGCGCGGGACTGGTTCGACAATCAGGTGTGCCTGATTACGAACGTGCACGATGCGCTCTATACCGACTCAGCTAACGAGGAAATTGCCGTGCTGGCTGGGAACCTGGTTAAGCAGTGCATGGAGGACGCACCTAAGCGCATACATCAGCTATGGCCCAACTACGGAATAATTGGCGAGGTGCCATTCCCGGCAGAGTGTGAGCATGGGGCTAGTATGTACGCCAAGGAGCATACACCTACAGTGGAGGAATATTATGCTGGATTGGCATGAGTGGTTCCGCTACGACGCCGAGTCTGGGGCGTTGTATTGGAACAAATGCACCAGTGCTACCGGCACTGGACCCAACCAACCTGGAAAACTGGCAGGCTGCCGGAAGCACCATTATGGCTATCCGATAGTGAACTTGATGGGGCGTACGTACCTGCAGCACCGGATAGTGTGGGAGATGCACTACGGAGACATTCCGGAGGGGTATACAGTAGACCATATTAATAGGGTGAGAAGTGACAACAGGCTGAGCAATCTTCGCTTAGCCACACTGAGCGAGCAGGCACAGAACAAGCAGCACCCACAGCGGTGTAGTAAAACTGGACGTTGGAAGGAGAGGGTAGAATGAGTATAAAGTCTGGTAGTATTGTGGAGTTGCTGGACCTGGGACCTGAGCCGATAGACCCTAGGTATGCGGCATACTTTACTCCGGGTACAAGACACACGGTTCTGTTCTTCGACCCAGTTACTGGGGAGATAGAACTAAGTTACCCTGGACTAGTAGTAAGTAGACCGGGGGATGGTGTAACCTTCTTCCCGGGGGAGTATAAACTTATCGTGGAGTAGTGATAGGTGGACCCTTGGGTGGTGTAGGGTGTTAGGGTAGCATAGAAATACACTGGGGGTCAACTAAATAATTAAATAAAATTATTTGTTGACTCTGGCTTGATTCTGTGATTCCCAGCAAATTAATGTGATACGAGTAGGAACAACACAAGAGAGGCAACCTTGGCCAAAGTAAGTCTAATAAAACTATTCACCAAAGAGCAGCACGAGGAAGTGCTGGGCTATTACAAAGACAACGCAGAGGCTGCTGCAGCCTATACGGATATGACGAACGGTAAATATCCCGTATCCCGCCAACTTGTACGCTACTGGCGCAGCATCTTCATGGATAACAAGGGGAGTAAGGCAAAGGCTAACAACGCCCTGATGCAAGCCCGCAAACTAATTCAACCCTCCCCAACGGATGACATTGGGGATACGTTTGTACCTGAAACCTGTCGACGTGTACTTGTTATCGGGGACTTGCACGAGCCGTATACACACCCAGACGCGTACGACTTTCTGCGCACTGTACGGGACGAGTACTGCCCGGACATTGTAGTGCAGATAGGGGATGAGACAGACGGGCACGCTATTAGCTTTCACGATAGCAGTCCGGAGTTGGACAGCGCTGGGGTGGAATTAGAGAAGGCCAAGCTCGGCCTGGAGAAACTGCACGACCTGTTTCCTAACATGCTCCTGTGTGATTCTAATCACGGCTCCCTTGTATACCGCCGGGCCAAGGCTCACGGACTCCCTGTACAGTTCATTAAGAAGTACCGGGACATCCTGTTCCCGGAGCACGGGGCACCGGGGTGGAGTTGGGGTGATGCTTGGGATTTGGGGACGCCGCTGGGTGTTGTACGCTTCCAGCACCAGGTATCTGGGGACCTGCTGCTCAACGCGGCTCATGAACGTAAGTCCATGGTGATCGGACACTTCCATGGGAAGTTAGATATACAGTATGCGGCGAGCAGCACTGCCCTGTACTTTGGTGCGCACTGCGGTTGTTTAATCGACAACAAGAGTCTGGCATTTGCTTACGGAAAGCTGTCAAGAAGCAAGCCGATTCTGGGGTGCATGGTGATTACAGATGGGTGCCCACAAATCATCCCCATGCTACTTGACGATTCCGGAAGATGGACTGGTCGCAGCTAGTGAGACCTGCATCTGCACGTAAATATCATTTGAACTAAACGAGGACGTAATTATATGACTATGAATGTACTGGCTTCTCTGAATGCACTGGTAGACGCGGCAATTGAGTCTCAGGACGTGGACATGCGTGAGACTGCACAGGGTGGTGCGTACGAAGACGTACTGCTGCCGAAGGGCGAATACTACGGCTATTTTACCGAGTACGTGGAAATCGGTAAGCGCCTGCCGACCAAGGGTGGCAAGCCGACCGGTAAGCCCGCAGTAGCTAACGTACGCATCGGCATTGTAGTGTTCGGCCCTAACGGCGAAGTGAAGCGTATCCGCCCGTTCCCGATGGCTATCAGTAACTTTGAGCGCGCAGGCTTCAAGAAGTTCTTCGACAAGCTCAACTACGACAATAGCATTAAGCATGCAGCACAGCGTCTGGGCCAGGCCTTCACCTTCCCGATTGATGAGCACACCAGCGCTGCGGGCAAGAAGTCCAACATCGTGGACCTGTCCGGTATCCGTCCAATCCCGAAGTTCGACCCGAACACCGGCGAGCCTATTAAGATGCCGGCTCTGGATGCTTCCGAGATTAAGCTGTTCCTGTGGAACAACCCGACCAAGGAAACCTGGGATAGCTTATATATTGAGGGGACCAAGGACGACGGTAAGAGCAAGAACTGGATTCAGGAGGATATGTATAAGGCCGCGGACTTCCCAGGCAGTGCTCTGGACATTCTACTGAACGCTGGCTCTGTTCCGAGTCCGGCGGCTATGCAGGCACCAGTGGCTCCAGCTGCCCCTGCGGCAGTTGCTGCTCCGGCAGCACCGGCAGCCCCGGTAGCTCCGGCTGCGCCAGTGGCTCCAGCGGCCCCTGTAGCTCCTGTAGCGCCAGCAGCGCCCGCTGCACCTCAAGCCTAATCAACCCTAACCTAAACTAATACGGCCCCTCCTGGGGCCTTAGAGTAAGCATTCCGAGCAGGCCGATAAACTGCGCGCTAAGCGTGATGAAGTAGCGAACTTCCTGGGGAGGGGGTATAAGCAATGGATAAAGTATTGGACGCATACAAGAAACTGGTTCTGGCGGTAGGTTACGTGAACTGTGGTGTCGTTCAGGGTTTCAACAATGATGACCAGCTCGGCGCTGTGTACGACGCCCTGGATAAACTGGCCGCCCTATACGGTATGGACCTTGAATTGGCGGCCACCGCCTTCAAGGAGCATAACGACCTAGCGGCGCATGCCGGCAAGTTGAAGGGGGATGATCTGGCGATTATCCGCATCGTAGGCACCCTCAGTATTGGCTTAGCAGAGATTGGTTCCTGTATCTATGACGTAGATCAGAGCCTGCGTACTCCGGAAGTAATCGGGGACATGCTCGGCACCGTACTGGTGCTGTCTGAGTTGGAGGCTTGAGTATGCTGTACGTATCTCGCGCAATTTTTATAGCGTTAATGTTTCCCCTGCTCCCACTGGCGGGCCTGGTATACCTTGGCGATAAGCTGAGCAAGGCAAAGTGGGCAGAACGTTGGGCTGAGTGGGCTGATAAGAAGGCCCATGACATTACGGGGCGCTAATGATTATCAACGGGGTTGACTTATCCCAGCTTGAGGCGCAGTTAGCTCCGCAGAACTCTGGGAAGATTCTGCTGTATGATGCGGACTTTTGCGTGTACAAAGCCGCCGCTACGGTGAAACGTCTGGACACCGCGATACGTCGCTTCTATCAGCTGGTGCTGGAGGACATGTTCCTAGTCGGCTGCTCCGAGGCAGTGGCGTATCTGACACCTGCTGGCTGTGCTAAGTGCCTGCGCTGGCACCTGCCTACGGCCAAGCCCTACCAGGGACAGCGCGCTAACCGCCAGGAGCTACCACTTAAAGCGCCGTTGAAGCGGCACCTGATTGAGAATCCAGACCAGTATTCTGAGCAGGGTATACAGATAGTCAGCAGTGACTACTTCGAGGCCGATGACCTGTTCATAATGGATTCGTACAGCTTCGGGGACCGGGGAATCCTTATGTCCCAGGACAAGGACTCCTGGCTCAGCCCTATGGCCCGATTCGATATCCCGACCGGAACCGTGTGGCCTGCCTTGGATAACCCCTTCGGCTGGATTAAGTGGGATGACACTCAGGCTATGCCGGTACGGGCGCATGGCACTAAGTTCTTCTGGTGGCAGATGCTAGCAGGGGATGACGCAGATAACGTCAAAGGCATCACATTGCTTGATGGGAAGCTCTGTGGGAAGCGAACGGCCTTTGATGCTATCTACCCTATTACCTCAGAGCAGGACGCCGCAGAATTCGTTGTAGCGGCCTATGCTCGAAACAACCAAGATGTACTCGCAGAGGCAGAATGCCTGTGGCTGAGACGCTCCCCGTCAGATTCTGCATACCAGTATCTGATGTCACTGTTGACTACTCCCAGTCTACGTGACTGGGTGCAGTCGCTGCACGGGTACCATAAACAGCACATACAGTGGATACAGGAGCACCCAGACAATGGCGAAGATGTCTGCGAAGGAAATGAGCCTGCGGGCGATTGAGTTATACTACGAGGGGAAACATGATGAACTTGAAACTATTCTGGATGCGCTGCGTGAACGAGCACCCAAAACACATCGAAGAACGGTTGAGCATTTGGATTCTATCATTCACGACAATGCTATGCTGGATGTAATCGGGGAGATTCAGGTATGGTAGCGCGCCGTATAACTCGGGGCCAAGTCAGGGCAGTATCTTTAAAGATACTAAAGGAGCAGGGAGGTGTCTGCGCCCTTACTAAGCGCCCTATAGATACCGCTGCCGCCCGCGGAAGTGCCAGCAGTATGGTACTAGATCACGACCACCTCACTGGGCGTATACGCGGAGTGCTGTCACGCGGAGCGAACGGCGCAGAGGGTAAAGTGTATAACGCCGTAGCCAGGTGGGCTGGTTATGGTATGCAGGACAAGGAGGGGATACTGCAGTTCTTGGAGAATATGGTGGCGTACCTCCGTAAAGAGCCGTACGATTTGCTCTATTATACGCACCGCAGTCCAGAAGAATTGGCGCAGGCACAGAAGCTCAAGGCCCGCAAGGCCCGAGCACGACGCAAAGCACGGGAGACTATTAAATGAGCGATGCAGTAAATTCCCCACAACATTACGCCAGTGGCGGAGTAGAGTGCATTAATGCAATTAAAGCGAGTATGTCGCAGGAGGCATTCAAAGGATACCTAAAAGGTAACGTTCAAAAATACTTGTGGCGTTACGAGAAAAAGGTTGCTCCTTTAGAAGACTTACATAAAGCACAGGTGTATTTGGGGTGGCTAATTGAAGAGAATCAACCCTGAAACTGGGCTGCCGTTTAGACGCGGTGACTTGCGCGCTGATGGCTACGTATTTATGACTTATCAGAAGACCGTAGTAAGGGCCGACGGCACCTTCAAGGAACTGTGGCTGCACCCGGATAAGGCGCGCGCGGCTAAACGGCAGATCTCTGCTGCCGGTGTAGTTTGCCAGCGTAACAGGCGTCTCAAGCACGGGGCAATAATTAATAGATATAAGACGTGGAAAGGGTGCGCGGTGTGTGGATACAATAAGCACCCTAGCGCATTAGACCTAGACCACAGAGACCGTAGTACAAAGCTATTTGACATAAGCTCCCGCGTCGCAACTAAACCTTGGGAGGTTATTGCTGCTGAAATTAGGAAGTGCGATGTACTGTGCGCCAACTGCCATAGGATTAAAACATATGAGGAACAAGAATGGAAAGCCCCTCTGAGTGGTGCCACATGATGTGGCAGAAAGCAGTAGAGTGCGGCGACGAACGCGCCGCTAAAGACTACCTGGAGATGTACAATCTCTGGGTAAGTCGCAATCAGTAGTTAGAAGTACCGGACATAACCAAGGAGACTAAGCGTCTATGATCAGCGCCATGAATACGGTTGTAGTACCAGAGGAAGCACTGGTGAAACGCCAGCTGGAGCTTGAAGAGGCCTATAAGATTCGCGGAATCGAGCGGGCACGTAAGCTGATTACGGACGCATTGCAGAACGGTGGGATTATGAACCTGCCGATGACGCAGCGTATGCTCGCCTCGGCATATGAGGTGGCTGCTGCCGCTATCGATGAGATGCGAAATGTCAAAGCCCCGGGCATCGGTGGGAAGTACCGCCGGTTCTTGCGCTTAGTCCCCTTGGATGTCCTGACCACCCTGAGCCTGTGCACAATGTTTGAGGCATTCAGCGTCGCCCCCGGCGAGTCCGCTAGTCGCCGCCAGACTGCACAAGCAGTAATGTCCGCACTGGGCCGGAACGTACAGTCAGAGCTGCTGGCACTGCAGTTACGCAACGTAGCCCCGGCGTACATGGACCGTGTATACGAGTACCTCACAGAGCGCCGTACGAAGTCCCCTACGCACATCCTGCGTACGCTCCGTGCCAGTGCCGAGAACGTACACTATGGGCACGAGCCTTGGACCAATGCCCAGAACATCTCCGTAGGGCGTCTGCTGTGTGCCGCAGTGTTTGAGACGGGCCTGTTCCAGTGGAAGAACTGTAGCGGTAATCTGAGCATGCTCTACCCGGCTGATGACGTTATGGAAGCATTCCAGAAACTGGTAGAGTCAGCTGATACCGTAACCATGAAGCCACCAATGCTGGTCCCACCGGTGCAGCACACCACTATGTGGGACGGTGGATACCTTACCCCCATAGACAATCGCGGTACCTATCATAACGCACACATCGACCGCTCACGTCTACGCGAAGTGGCGGAAGCATTTAAGTCCGCGGACGGAATCAAGAAGGCGCTTAATAAGGCACAGGAAACCCCATACCGTATTAATAAGCGCATACTGGAACTGGTGCAAGAAGCACGGGCCCTGGGTGTTGGGATAGGTATGCCTCGCTCAGTACCAGAGCCGAAACCGGGGTGGTATCTGGACGGGGTTCCGAAAGAGAACTACACCGAGGAAGAGCTTGACCGATTCGGTGAGTGGAAGACGCGCATGTCTCTATGGTATAGCGCTGACCGTAAGCGTGTATCGCAACTACGCAGCCTTCTGACTACGTTGGAAATGGCGGAGGAATTCAAAGATGAGAAAGCCTTGTACTTCCCGACTTGTGTGGACTGGCGTTACCGCCTGTACTTCAAGTCCTCGCTGCACCCCCAAGGTTCGGATTTGCAGAAAGCCCTTCTTGAGTTTGGCAGAGGAAAACCCCTGGGTGAGCGGGGACTATTCTGGCTCAAGGTACACGTCGCCACATGCTTTGGTTATGACAAAACCTTATTCGAAGACCGCGCAGCTTGGGTTGATGCGAACTTTGCAGCGCTCGGAGAGCTTGTGGTTTCACCGTTTGATTGCCCTGCTTTCACCTCCGCGGACAGCCCTTGGTGCCTATTGGCCGCCGCTATCGACCTGGTTAATGCTGTGCGTTCTGGATGCCCAGAAGAGCATATTAGCCGAATCCCAGTTGCTATGGACGCTACAAACTCAGGTGGGCAGCATCTCTCAGCGCTCCTGAGAGACCCTGTGGGTGGACGCTTGACGAACCTGTACTGGGAGGGTAATGATAAGAAAGCGGACCTGTATATGGACGTGAAGCGCCGTACAGACGAGAAGGTGATACTGGACCTGGACAAGGAGGATTTCGTTATCCAGAGTACGTACTGGAGAGAGAACGAAATCACCCGCAGCATGACCAAGCGCCCTAGTATGACCTATTTCTACAGCGCTACGGTGCGCAGCTGCAGTGACTACATCTTCGAAGGTGCTTGCGCTGAGGGGTACGAGGGTACTGAGACTAACAGTCTGTGGAACCTGTCGTGCTACCTAGCGCCGCGTATGCGCTCCGCTATCGAGGAGGCAAACCCTGCTGCTGCGGCGGTTATGGGGTACTTACAGAACCTCGCTAGACGCGTACCGGCAAGCCAGCACCTGCAGTGGTATACGCCGCTGGGTGGGCTCGTAATGAATCGCTACACGCAGCGTGAAGAAGTGCGCGTACGCATTGATTGTATGAACCTGTCAGCAGTGCTGGTACACAACCGGGACTTCAAGACCTGCAACAAGCGCAAGGCAGCCTCCGGGATTGCGCCTAACTTTGTACATAGCCTGGACAGTACGCACTTGATGATGGTGCTCTGCGCTGCGGAGGGGCTGGACATCGTACCTATTCACGACTCGCTGGCTACGCACGCAGCCGACGTCGACGTTATGCATCGACACATCCGCGAACAGTTTGTGCGTCTCTACGAAGAGCATGACCTGCTGGGGGATATTACGCGCGCCGCTGCTGCGGCTGGGGCGGACTTGACGGACCTGGATATGCCTGAGGTGGGCGCACTGGACATCCGGCAAGTGCTAGAGTCCCCGTTCTTCTTCTGCTAAAAATTTAATGTTACAGGAGTAGGAATGAAGTTAAAACACACTAGTAAAACTTCCGATTACACTCTCAAGGTTCTGTATAAGTCTGACGACATTACAGAAGCAGTGAAGCAATTGCATGAACTGGGCCACGGCATTAGTCGGGGCCTAGCTCCAGAGCAGCACTACTGGAGAGTACTGGGGAGTATACTGGGTAAACAGTATATACTAGGAGTCTATGACTCCCAAGGCGACTTAGTCGGTGCTGTCAGCTACTATCCAGAAGCTGTAGAGGACTGCCATTACGTAGAGCCTGTGCTGTACACAGACTTCTTCGTATTAAAACCGGACAACGGCGCGGCAGTGTCTGTGATTATGCAGGGCCTGCACGCAATAGCCAGGTGCATGCGCGCTGGGCGTATCGCTATTAGCCGCAGTACATCGGATAACACGTACAAGACAACTTATCATTTAGTGAGGTCAGAATGAGTGGTGGTTTAGGTAAACTGTTAGGCAAGGCCACGGATATGCTCGGCCTTACTGACAACGCAGGATTAGAGGCGCAGCAGCGGCAAGCAGAACAAGCCGCAGCTGCACAGAAACAGCAGGCTGCCTTAGAGGCTAATAGCGCCGCAGATAACATCGCTGAGATTGACCCCGCAGGGGCTGCCTCTGCATCTGCAGATGCAATTACGTCTGAGCAGAAGAAACGGCGACAAGCAGGGCAGAGCAATCCTCTGGGCCTGTAAGGGGGTAGCTTGGAACAAAAAGCAACATTAGCGGAACTCTTTAAGAAGGACCAGGACGCAGGCGTCTTGGATGCCTCTGAGAAGTTCGCGCAGTGGACACTCAGCACTATCTTTACCCGGGACGATTCCCTGGACGGTAGACGCAGACCACTGGAGCGTGACTACCAGAGCACCGGTGCGCAGTTGGTAAACACTGCAGCCACTAAGATTGTAGGCGCGCTGTTCCCGCAAGGTACTAGCTTCTTCAGGTTCTCCAAGAGTTCGGACCTGGACGAGTTCATTAGTTCTCTCGGCGGCGCTGCTACAGCAGAATCTAAGCTGGCTGAGGTCGAGAACACAGCATCACAGAAAGTATTTGAGAAAGACGGTTATGCTGCGAAGTTGCAGGCTGTGAAGCTGCTGCTGGTTACAGGTAACGCGTTGGAGTATATTGATGAGCGGACAGGTAAATCCATCGTCTACTCAGTCCGTAACTTTACCGTTCGAAGGGATGGCAGCGGGAACGTCCTGCGACTCATTATCAGAGAGCGCGCAAGCGTCCAGGACCTGCCAGAGAGTTTCCAGAAAACCTTCTACCGTGACAAAGACCCATACGGCGACGTTGATATCTACACTGCCGCTTGTCGCAAGGTTAAGCGGACAGAGGATGGTGCAGAGGTAGTAAGCTACGAGGTGTACCAAGAGGCAGACGGGCACCGTATCGGGGATAGCAGCACCTATCCTGAGCTGGAACTCCCCTACAACGTGCTGGTGTGGAACCTTGTTAGTGGCGAGCACTATGGGCGCGGCTTGGTAGAGGACTACGCTGGGGACTTCGCTAGATTATCAGTGCTGTCGGAAGCGTTGACTAACTATGAGGTTGAGTCTGCGAGGTTAATCCCGCTGATTGACGCAAGCTCTGGGTTAGATGTAGACGAGTTCTCAACGTCGGAGACGGGTGAGGCTGTGCAGGTGGGCGGCGGCGGCTCCAACGGGAACAACAAATCCCCGGTCACCGCTTACGAGGGTGGCTCTGCTCAGAAGATTCAGTGGATTGCCAGCAACATTCAAATGCTCGAGCAGAAACTGTCCCGTGCGTTTATGTACACTGGTAACTCCCGGCAAGGTGAGCGTGTCACGGCCTACGAGATTCGCCAGAATGCCAAAGAGGCGGAAGCCGCTATGGGTGGTGGGTTCAGTATCCTGAGCGACACATGGCTGCGTAAGCTGGCGTATCTGTACACTGCACTGGTGTATCCTCGCTTTAAGCTGTACCTCAGCGAGGGTGTAGTGAGTATCAACGTTACGGTGGGTACCTCCGCACTGGCTAAAGCCGCGGCGGCGGATAAGCTGTTAGAGGCGGCACAGTCCATGCAGCTGGCTATCCCGGTGCTTGAGCAGATTACTCCGCGCTTCAACAAGGACGCGTGCGTAGACTGGTACTTCGACGCCTACGGTATCGTCAGCGAGCCATTCATGTACACCGAAGAGCAGCTGCAGCAGAAGCAACAGGTTCAAGATGCGTCTGCCGATGTATCCGCAGGTGCAGCACAGGACCAACTCCAGGGCTTGACAGCAGCAGACCCGACAGTAGCAGGTAAGCAGCTGGGCTTATTACCAAGTTAACAACAGAGGCATAGATGGATAACGTAGAAAACGGTCAAAACGTAGAAACTACACAGGTAGAGAACC